GCATATACCAGGAATTAAAATTGGGCGCAATATATGGATAGTTATATGTGGTATCAAATACATCACGAATTTGAAATAGTTCACTAATAGGTCTTAATGTAACAACTATTTGTAGCTCATTGTATTGTAATGATGTTAAAGGAAAAGCCATTTGTGACTTAAGACCAAACCAACTATTTAGAGGCACATATAAAATACGACCACGAATAGATGGCTCAGGACCAACTAAGTCAGATGTGTAAAACGCATTTGGATATGAGTTAACGCGTGATCCAGCATTTCCTGGATTATTCATTTCCGCTGTATTACCAGACATTTCATCAAATAAATTCTTTTTAACGCCTGAAAAGTCACGCTGTATTGATGCTAGTAAATAGTCACCAGAATATTCTTGTAAAGTATAATTTCCACATATAATGCTTACTTTGGAAATCATTTTAGCCCCTAAATTTTCAATCCATTTAAATTCATATGGTGCCCAATCAGTATATGTAGTTGTTCCATCACTCTGTTGCACTGTCTGCGGCGGCATAATTGGACTCCAAATATTTGGCATTGCTATAGTTAAATAACAATCCATAAGTAAATCGGCATATCTTGGAATTTTAAAAGTAAATGTAGATGGTTCTGATAGTCGCAGTGTTTTAGAACCCTCAAAATCAACGCGAAACTTTTGTAAGCCAAAATTAGTATATTGTGCATAAGTAGATTTAAAAAATGTTTTAGATGGGTTTCCATTTAGAATAATATTTTGTTGTCCAACTGATACTAGATTCATAAGTCCTCCTGGCATTTTATTTGTTATAATACTAACATATTATTTTTTTAACTAATTATTACAGTTTATATTATATTATTTTGTTAGTTTCATTTCATTTCATTTTTAAAAAAATAATATATTCATAAAGTAATATATAAAAGATGTCACAAACAGGTTCAGGTTCAACAGATATAGCAACTGAAGCGCGACAAAATATACAACAAGCAATGTCAGGATTAAAAGAAATGTCGGAAGCTACATCAATTACATTATTAACAATGCTAACATTTTCAATAATTGTCATTGCCTTTATGTATTATTTTTATTATACTGGAACTGGTAATTTTGGTGGAATAGCTATAATAATTATACTAACAATTATGTTCAGTATTTTGGGTCAGGGAATAATGGAAAAGAAAGGCGCTATTATTGGGGGTATTCTTGGTCTTATTATTGGTATAACAATATATGTAAATATGTCTAATAATATGCTTACAAGAGAATGTAAGTTGATGGATGGTGTTTATGGAGACCTAAATACAAATATTTTATCTATAAATACTACTCAACCAAAATTCCAATCTAACTTAAGAGATTATTACATTAAATCAGCTTACAACTGTTGTAGCGGTGGTAATTATAAGAATGATTATGTATCTATGTGTACACTAAAAGACTTATTAAAACAGGGTGTAAGAGGATTGGATTTTGAAATATATTCTATTGATGACCAGCCAGTAGTAGCAACCAGTACAGCTGACAACTATTGTGTAAAAGAAACATTTAATTATATTAATTTTAGCGATATTATGTCAACCATTGTAAATAATGCCTTTTCATCTTCTGGTGCTCCTAATCCAGCAGACCCTATTATTTTCCATTTACGTATTAAGAGCGAGAATCAAAATATGTATAAGAACTTTGCTAAGATTTTTGAGAAACACTCAGATATGTTGATGGGTAAATCATATAGTTTTGAAAATATGAAGAATAATGTGGCTACTAATTTTGGCGCAACACCATTAACAGCATTAATGGGTAAGATTTCTATTATTGTTGACAGAAGTAACACATCATTCTTAGAATGTAAAGAATTTTATGAATATGTTAATATGACAAGTAACTCTATATTTATGAGAGAACTAACATTTGATGATGTTAAATATAATTCAGATATTAGCGAATTAACTGAATATAATAAATTATGTATGACAATTGGCATTCCTAATCCTGGTTCTAATCCAAGTAATCCTAGTTCTGTTGTTTTAAGAGAAACCGGATGCCAAATGCTGGCAATGCGATACCAGAATATAGACTCAAATATTGAGGAAAATGAAGCATTTTTTAATGAAAATAATACTGCGTTTGTTTTGAAGCCACTATCATTACGATATACACAAGTCACAATTCCGGCACCACCACCACAGGACCCAGCATTATCATATGCTCCTCGCACAGTTAAGTCCGATTATTATAGCTTTAATATTTAAGAAAATCTAACTAACAAAAATAAATATTCTATATAATAAAATATTTATTATCATTATATATTAAGATTATATATAATGAAAAAAGAAATATGTGACAAAAATATGAAATTTGAAGATTGTGAATTAGCAATTCTTCGTACAGCAGTAGATAAAGCTGAAGATATACAAGGGCGTAAAACAGCCAACTCAGCTGCTATCAAAAAAATAATTAGTATTGTGGAAGATTTTATTCGCAGCAAAAAGTTAATTTGTTATGGAGGAACTGCTATAAATAATATATTACCAAAACAAGACCAGTTTTACAATAAAGATGTAGAAATTCCTGATTATGATTTTTATAGCGCAAATGCTTTAAATGATGCCAAAGAACTAACAGATATTTATGTTAAACAAGGATTTGTTGAAGTTGAAGCCAAATCAGGACAGCACCATGGAACATTTAAAGTGTTTGTAGATTTTATACCTGTTGCTGATATTACACTTATACCCAAAGAGTTATTTAATGCAATTAAGAAAGAAGCCGTTAAAATCTCTGGAATACTTTATGCGCCACCAAATTTGCTACGTATGGCAATGTATTTAGAGTTGTCTCGTCCTGCTGGTGATGTTTCACGCTGGGAGAAAGTATTAAAGCGTTTAACTCTTTTAAATAAACATTATCCTTTAACTGCTTCACAATGTTCGCATATTGATTTTCAGCGTAAAATGGGCAATAATAAGAATGTTAATGAGATTTATGAGACTGTCCAGCAAACATTAATTGACCAGGGTGTTGTATTTTTTGGCGGATATGCTATTTCAATATATTCCGAATATATGCCTCAGCATTTACGTCATAAATTATTGAAAAACCCTGATTTTGATGTCTTGTCCGAGGAACCAACTGTAACAGCACAAATTGTTGTAGAACGATTACGTGATATTGGTGTTAAGAATGTAAAAGTTATTAAACGTCCTTCAATTGGTGAAATTATTGCGACACATTATGAAATCCGAGTAGGAACAGATACTATTGCTTTTATTTATGAACCTCTTGCGTGTCATAGTTATAATGTAATTAAGGAAGACGGCTACAGTGTTAAAATAGCTACAATTGATACTATGTTGAGTTTTTATTTGGCATTTTTGTATTCAAGTCGTCCATATTATGATAAGGACCGTATATTATGTATGTCTAAGTATTTATTTGAGGTTCAAGAGGAAAATCGTTTGGCACAAAAGGGTGTGTTACGACGATTCTCAATTAATTGTATGGGACACCAAGAAACTGTAGAAGAAATGCGTGCTGAAAAAGCTGAGAAATTTAAGGAGCTCAAGGATAAGAAAAATAGCGATGAATATGATGAGTGGTTTTTACGATATAGACCAACTGATTCTAAGTTAGATTCTAAATTTAAGGATGATGCTACTAAAAATAAAAAAAATAGTAGCACTAGAAATATAGAACAACCTATTAAAAAAAGACGCAAGACAAAGAAGAAGAAAATGGGATTCTTTTTTTAAATTTTAATATATTATATTATTTATCATAATATAATATTTATCGTAATATATTATATACAATTGATGACAAGAAACATAACAAGAAAATATTATAAGAAAAAGGGAAGATATACTAAAAAGAAACATATTATTAGGGGTGGTGAAAAAGGAACATCAAAACAGATTAATGACTTTCGCATAATGTTTATTAATGCTTTTAATAAGCTACAAAATGCGATAAATACTGGAAAAATAGAAAATATAGATGATGCGATAAGTAAATTTAAAAATGGTCTTAACGGAAATAAAAATGAAATTAATACATTAATACCAATTAATGATGAAGGACTACCGGTTGATAAATATCAGGAAAACTCTGGATTAACGTCATTAGTCCCCCCATTAGTGGTTATTTTTCGCAATATACCTGATGAGTATATAAGAAAAAGATTATTTAATACATTTAGTTCTATTAGAGGATTTAATATTAATCTTACAAATTATGTTAGAGATTCTAATGTATTGTTAGAAGCAATAAAATTAAATGATAAGAGTCTTGTAGAATTTTTATTAAGAAAAGGTGCTACTCCTGAAATGCTAACAGAAGAACAAAAAATTATGTTAGATGAGTTACTTAGAGAACCTGTATTAAACTCTACATTAAACTCTGTATTAGAACAATCTGAAGTAGTTGCTAAGTCTAAGTCTAAGTCTAAGTCTAAATCTAAATCTAAATCTAAGTCTAAGTCTAAGTCTAAGTCTAAATCTAAATCTAAACAACTTAGTATAAAAGATATGCCATTTAAACCTAGTAAATTAAATATTGGTATGGAGTTACCAGATGTCTCCGGTTATGATTTAAATGTAGAACCTGAATTTTGGAAATCCATTTTTGCCGAAAATGAAATGTATTCTATTAAAAAACAAATTAATGATATTATGAATATTGATGAAACTATACCTATTAAAAATGGTGAACTCAGCCAGTTATGGAGTATTTGCGAAATAGTTAAAACAATAATACCAACTTTCTATATACCTACAAAAAACAAACCATATTTTTCATTTGATACATTTATACAAGATAGAGATATAGATTTTAGTAAATTTAATATTATATTATGTGCTACATTAATTATAGTTGGACTAATATCATACAAAATGATTGGACAAGACTATAATATATTATTTAAAGGCGGCAAAGCAATACAATTAGTCTTAACAGGAATTCCAAATATTTCAGAATACATTAGTGAAGATATTGACATATTAGTAATGCCAAATAATATATTATATGATGAAGCATCTATTAAAAATCTAGCAGGACACTTAGCATATTTAATAAGATGGTTTTTGAATGTGCCTCAAACAAATTATAATATTTCAGTACAGCCACCAAACCCAGAAAATCTTAAAGCAAACCCTCATATTTTTAAGTTAAGTTATGTTAAATTTTATAAAAAATATGATTCAAGAAAACAAATACAAATTGATGAATATAAACAATTTTCAGATATTGATTTTAAAGAAGTACCAACTGATATTAAACCTTTTTTTGAAAGTGAACAAAGAGAATTTAATTTTGACATATCTTTATCTGGTGATACAAGACAACATCTACTATTTGTATCTCCTAATTTAGGAGCATTATTAAATGAAAAAATATATTACTATACTAAGTATTTTAAATATAAACAATTATTGGAAAGTAAAAAACAAATAAATGACCCTGGTTATGAGACACTTACAATAGATGAT